TTTTACCTTGTCTGTATGCCAAGCTGGAAGCATCATACATCTTGAGGTGTGGCATCATACCTGTAGACTTCTCATCTGCAGAACGAATACCAAACCCAATACCAACGCCACCACCATACATAGATAGCCAGTTAGTCTCTGATAGATTATTAACCAGCCCTTCTGCTGTATCTTCAATGTAGTTTAGATAGCATGAAATAGGTAAGCCACGTTTTGACTTTCCATAAGAAAGTATTGGAGTAGAATAAGATAACCAATGTCGTGAGGCATATTCATATAACCTTTGTGCGTGTTCGTTGTTGGAAGAAAAAGTTTTAGATACAAAAGCAAATCTCTCTTGTGGAGAGAGTTCGTTATCCATCATATAGGATTCTTTTAATCTTGCTATTCCAAGTTGATCAAATAAGTTGTCCCTTTCTGGATTAATTGTAATACCAAGATGGGTCATTTGGGGCATTTATTATTCTCCTTTGCCATATTCCATTTCTAATATCATCTGTGCATAGTGAATAACTTTACGAATATCTTTTTCACCATCACCTTTTGTTCGATGTCGGGTAATATACTTAACAACATTGCCTTCAAGAAAATCTAACCCGTTAGAATAAATATATTCTACGGGTTGTATTTTACAATCTTTATAATGATTGCCACCTATCTGTTGGGCTAATGCTGTTTCTTTTTTTATTAATTCAACTTGCTCTCTATCTTCTTTTAATCTTTTTAAAATGTAGTTATCTCTTGATTCTCTCATGACAGGACTGTATCCATTTTGAAAAATGATTTGTAAAAGTACATGGTATAATCGCATGTATAATGAGTATTGATATCATACAAATACCTTCTAATGCAAGCCTTAATGCAAACCAAAAATGTTCCCAATAAGTCATATTAATTTTTTTTAAGTGCTTGTTCATTTTTTCTCCTTTTTAAAATAAGTTTTAATTTACTTCTAACTTCTTCTTTGCTATCTGAATTAATAACATATGATGCAAAGTCTCTAACCTTGGTAGGATTAAGACCAGCATAATCACATATAAATTCAAAGTTCTGACTTGTTACACCAATAGATGCAAAGAACCAAGCTGTAGCTTCTTCTCTAATAAGTGTTATACTTGTTCTTTCATTGCTAACTTTAGGTCGAGTAGCATCTAATAAAGCTTGACATATAACGGATATAAACAAGATATTATCTGTTCTTGAATTAGCTTCTTTTTGTAGTTCTATTATATTATCTAAATCTTGTTGGTTCATTTTCAAATTCTTGTACTGGCCTGTAGAATTTACCTCCTACATAATTATTATAATAAGCTGGTTCATCTGTGCCTTCTAGTTTAGAAGATAAAACATTATATTTCATTTGATAATATAACTCATAATACTTTAAACTTCTTTTATTTTTAAACTCTGCTATAATTTCAAACTTAAAATTTCTTTTACCTAACTTCTTAATATCTTCTAATAATAATTTAGAAGATCCCATATAAGTAATCCAATTAGTTTCTCGCTTGGTTGTTTTTGAGCTACCCTTTTTTCTTTTTATTCTATGCCAATATTGTTTACATCCTACATAAGCCTTTCCTGTTTTTTTATTTGTTATAAGATAAACAAATCCAAAGTGTGATTTTGGATCAGGTTTAGTAGTATACTTCCAGTGCATAGTTATTTAGTTATTTCCTCCACATCGGGAGTCTTTGCAACTTGTACCAAATGTCTTTGACCATTTGAATACTTAAATGTACGAATGCCTTGGCCTTGGTTAGCATCAGCCCAACACAACTCCTTGTGTCTACAATAAACACAACCAACAGATAACTTATAATTACCAGACTTCCCATCAGGTATAGCATCATAACACCTATCAGGTATAGTGTTTCTTGCCACAATTTCTTTAAGTTTCTTAACCCTGTTTGTAGCATTTATCATCTCCATTGAGTGAACAGGTGTTAAGCAGATCTTACCTGTAGATTTATCTATAGCAAGAAAAGCTGCTTTATCTATGCCATTGGCTTGAGCATAAGCAGATATCTGTGCTATGTAACCAAAGGGATCATCTTCTGCTATACTATTATACTTAAATTTTTCAAAACTTCTACCAGAAGCAGACTTACAATCAACCAAAACCCCATCAATAATTGCATCCTGATGACCACGTACTCCTTCTACTGATACTTCTTTTTGCTGTGCCTCTACTGTATGACCAGCAACTTGAGCACATAATAATAACAGTTCTTCTAATATATAACCATAAAGGAACTTAATTCTTGTGCTTGGGGGTAAACTTTCTTCAGTTGTTTTTGTATTAACATCATACCACAATTGCCTGTTTGGTTTACCAATAGCAGATAATCTAAGACTACCTTCTCTTGGTTTACTATACATAAATTCTTTTATATGAACTTTAATCATATTACCAAATTTATCTATGAGTTCATCTACTTCTTTTTCATCTCTTTCTATAGGAGTAAGATTAAAAAGATCATAGATATCTTCTACAATTGTTTCAATTTGTTTCATATAAAAAAGGGGATGTTATAATTTTATAACACCCCCTATCCTTTCACACATTTAAAGAGGAGTTATAACCTCTAGTTACCAAATGGGATATCCTCTGATGCAAATTGTTCGGCAGCTTCATTAACATAGCCTCCTTCAACAACATCAAAATCTTTATCACCGTACTCAATTAACTCAACTACTTGAACTGCTGCAAGGTCTGCTGACATACCAGACTTACCTGCATAGTTCCACTCATAGGGAAGGGCTTTAACAGTTACTACGCTGCCATTCCCAATAAGTTTCTTATCCCAAGGATTGTTTTGGGAATCTACTACAGTAGGTGCTTGACGAGGGCCATTCTTACCCTGCACCTTACGTTTTAAAGTAACGAACTCTCCACGCTCGTCTTCTTTGTTGCGTACTTTCAATCCAGCTTCTTCGACTAGAGCTTTGTTGGAAGCATCCAAACAAAGATCTACCTGCCAAGCAGGTTCAAATGTACTATTGGGTTCTACAACAGAAGCCCAATAACATTTACCAGTTAAATATAGTGGTTGAATAGCCATATGTTTCTCCTTGTGTTTAGTGCTACACTATCGTAGCTGTTGATATGTTTATCTACTACTTCAACGTAAACAGTATAAACTATTTAATTGAAGATGTCAATTATTATTTTCAAATTTTTCTAAATAATTTAAAGCCCTCCTTACATTATCAATATCATCACTTAACCAACCAAGAGCAGAGTTGCATTTATTGCAAAGCCACCCTTTAAATTCTCCAGTGTCATGATCATGATCTAAAGCCCAAACAGCATGATTATTTCGTAGCCTTCCTGAGTAATTAGTTTGTTCATGAAACTCTCCTTTCTTTGAAAGACATATCGGACATACATAATCTTCTGGTGGTTCTGGAGTTATTCTCTTTAAATAGCTTCTTATTTTATAATCTTTTTTAACGCATTCTTTACATTGAGTATATAGTCTAGTAGTTCCATCTAATCTTATTGATTTATTACCATAACAATTTAATGGGAGATCTCTTTTACATGTAATACAATTACGTAATTCTTTATCTGTATTAAAAAAAACTTCATCTGTAAAGAGATTTAATTGGTCTTCCTTTAATGTGTCATTGCCCATGTTGTTCCAACCTTATAATCACAATCTAATTCACATTTAACTTTAAGTGTTTTCTGTGTTTGTCTTATAGCTTCTTTAGTTAAAGAACAAAACTTATTTACATGGGGTATAGCTACTTCAAATTGATATTCATCATGAATTGAAGCAACCAACCTCACATCTAGGCCAGCTTTCATGACTCGTTCCATGATATGAACAAGCCATTGCTTACATATTATAGCACCAGCACCCTGAAGTAAAGTGTTTAATGCAGCATGTTCTGACCTAATATGTAATAGTCTGCCATCCAATGCAGGAATAGTACCATCTTTAGACCACATAACTACATGTTCTTTTAGTCTTTTTAATGCTGGCATATTACTTAAAAACTTATTAATTAATATTTGTCCTTGTTTAGAACTGCCACCAACTACTTTACCTATCTTTGTAGCACCAGCACCATAAAGAAAAGCATAGATAAAAGTCTTTGCTTGATCTCTAGTCTGTAATCCAGCAGCTTGCATGTTGGCTGTATGTACATCACCACTAACAACTTCATTAGTAAATGCAACATCATTCATGTAGTGTGCCAAGCATCTCAGTTCAAGACCACTGGCATCTACGCCTACCAAGCGATATTTAGATTGATCATCCACTGTCCATAAGCCCCTGCACTCTCTGCCGTAAGGACTAGAGATAGAGGGAACTTGTGCCATATTAGGTACTGCATGTGCCATCCTTCCTGTTATGGTACGTAATGTCATTACCCTACCACGTACACGACCATCTTCTTGGCATTCATTGATCCAAGATTTTAATAGTCCAGTTCTTTTTTGTAATAAGAAATACCTGTTAAACATTTTAGCTTCGGTCATATTAATTGTAGATAGAACTGTTTCATTAATAATTATATTACCTTTATCTGTAAATTGTTTAGGCTTCCATCCACGTTTCATTAAACGATCAGCTATCTGTTGTCTACTTCCTATATTAAATGGTATTTCTTTTGTCTTTGTTTTTAATTCTACTATAGTAGGTTCAAATTCTTCTTGAGCTTTTCTTTCTAACTCATTAAGTTCATCCTGTAATTGAGCTTGCAGAATCATGGCTTCTTCTAATTTAAAAGAGAAGCCATTCTTCTGCTGCTTATCAATTATTGCACGAACCTTACATTCTAACTCATAAGCTTTCTTATTAAATTCTTTTCCTTCTTCTTCCAACTCCAGTGCAACCAACCTAGTAAGTTCCGTATCACGTTTACAGTACTCCAACATGTCTTCACTGTATTCTTTGAAGTCATCGCATTCTCCTTTAGCACACTTTAATTTATTACCCCAAGCTTCAAGAGAATGACCTCCTTCTCTGATAGGATTGTATAATTGAGATTCAATTAAAGTATCTCGTATTTGATTTAATTTAATATTAGAACCTGTTAAGCGATTAAGGACAGGAGCATCGAAGCTAATACCATTGTGCATTACAAAGGTATTTATCTGCTGCGACCAACTAGCAAACTCCGAACACTCCTGCCCTACCCACGCTTTAACTTTATTACTTTTATAACTCCTTGCTACGATACAATGTATCTTGGTTGCGTTTAAACTATCTGTTTCAATATCAACTATAGCTGTTGTCATATCTTATTAATGAGACAAGCATCCTCCACATTAATATGAAAGAACTTCTCACCCTTCCTTATATTTCTATTAGATACTTCTTTAACTTCACAGTCAACTAAAATATTAGCGTCAATGTGCCATGCCTGTTTACAATCATTTCTAAATACTAAGAATGTAAATAAAGCATCAGGATATTCTTTCTTCCACTTATCAACAAGTCTTTTCTTTCGATAAGGTATTCTGATTTCTTTCCAAGTAGAAGGCCATGTTCCTTTCCAAGAATATTTAATTTCTACTTCATATAAATGATGGATCTCAGTAATGGCTTTACAAATAATATCAAAGTCTTTTCTTTCAGACGTATCAATTGTAGTATAATTCATATCTTTAATGTATTTAAGAGTAGCTCGTTTTGCATCTCTATCTGCTACTTGGTAAAGACCTCTATCAAATACTTTACGTGATCCTATTTCATTCATGGTTTTTATCCTTGCGATTATATTTTTTCTTATTTAATACTACACGTTGTCTATACTTAGGATTCTGTAAAGACTTAGCATAGATGTTTTTTTTCTTTTTTGTATCAGTCATTGGTCAACTCCTATTTAATTAATATAAATCATACTCATCGTTATCATAGATAAGTTGTTGTTTATATTGTGCTTTCTCTTTTGGACTTTCCAGACCTAACCATTCTTGGTAGGTAGGAAACTCTTGCCCACAAGCCTTGGCTTCTTCTTTTAAATAAAGATAGTCATCTATTGTAGTCATTGTTCAACCCTTTTTGCTAATTCTAATATCTCTTTAGATGTATATATAAACGCCCAATCTTCTCCTATAATATCATCAGCTATTTCCCTAGCCACTTCATAGTTGTCACAATCATCAAGAAATAAACATTCCCCTAAATAATCAAACGCATAATATTTCATTGGTCAACTCCTGTTACTTTTAATTTTTTTATTTCATCCCAAACTGTTTCTAATAATTTATCTTCAGCAATACTAATATAATCTAGTACAGAATGATTGTCTCCTAAGATACAACCTACTCCCTCAAATACTTCAACTAATTTACAACGTAACTTTTCTAATTCATCTACTCTTTTTTCTTGGTCAGTCATTAGTTATCTCCTAATATAATTACACAATCACCAGTTGTTAACTCACGAATATAAGTTTCACCATTTTCTTTATACTCTTCTGTTGGATAAGCTACAACACTCACTTCTTTTTCGTCGTTCGACCAATCCCATGAATAATTAATGGAATAAATCTCATCGTTTTCTTTATCATAAATGTCTATCCAAGTATCAGCTTCAAGCAGAGCTTCACTATTTTTAGCATTATCTAAACCAAAAGCTATCTCTTTCTTGATATCGTTAATAACAGCCTTCAAACATTCCTTTTCAAATTCTGGCCTTAGTTTCATTTGTTAGCTCCTAATTTACAACCATCCATTAACCTATCTCTAATCCATAGAAAATCATATCCTAAATTATAGTGAAGAGGGAACAAATAAAACTTTTTATTTTTTTGAACGATATGTTCCCAGTCACCAGACTCTGTACTAAGATAAGAAAAACCACTTTCATGGAGTTCAATACAGTCGGCTTCGATCCAGCATTGACGAACAGTAAGTTCTTCTTCAGAAGATAATAATTCATCTCGTAGTTGAATATATAAACTCATTAGTCATCTCCTATCCTATAGTAAACCCAGTTGATTTTAAATATATTAATAACAAAACAGCTACTACAATACCAAGACATACTATATATCCAGTTAAAGGGTTGTTAAACATTAATTATCTCCTTCAAAAGGATTATTAACTTCACTCATTCTACCACTATCTTTATCATAGTTCAAGTAGCAAGCAACACCTGTATCACCTGTATATCTATTCTTGAGAATACGTATTGTTGTTGTATTAGCTTCCATAGGATCATCAGCTTGTTGATTACGTTCCAAGGCTATGACTGCATCAGATAGATGTGCAATAGAAGCAGAGCCACGTAGATGTGAAAGAGATACTTCACGTCCATCTTCATGACCACGATCACCACTTGGCCTACGTAGGTGGCTTACAAGCAACAGAGAGATACCTGTTTCTTCTACAAGAGAACGTAACTTGGTCATAAGAATATCAATAGACTTACGTTCATCACCATTATCTTCTTGCCCTGATACTAAAATAGAAAGATGGTCTAGGATAATCCATTTACATCCAAGCCCTCGTGCCATGTATCGAACACGAGATAGTATTTCATCATTGGATATAGAACCAAAGTGATCAAAGGCAAAGAACCTTTTAGTTCCTATGGTTTTATCTTGCCACTCACGTAACTGTTCAGGTGTAAACTGATCACGTACTTCTCTAATATACAATCGAGCATTGGCTTCAACACTCATAATATTAAATGCAGTATTGCGTACACTTTCTTCCATTGCTAAGACACCAATGTTATCTGATGTTTCACTCATGAGATGGTGCATTAGTTCACGCATGATACTTGATTTACCCATACCAGCACCACTTGTAAATGTTATTAGCTCACCAGTACGCATACCATAAGTCTTTTCATTAAGACCTTGCCAAGGATATAAACAAGTCTCACAATAGTTTTCATCATAAAGTTTATCGCCAAGGTCATGTAGATTAATTATACCAGCAGGTGTAAATGGTTTAGCAGCCCACCATGCTTTCATAAAATCTTCTGCTTTATTAGCCATAAGATATTCATTAGCATCTTTAAGATCCATAGACATAATCTTACATTTATTTGGTTCAAAAACTTGTACAAGATCTTGAGCAGCTTGCTTACCTGCTTTATCATTATCAAAACAGATTACTATATTATCAAATTGATCAAGATACTCAAACGATTGTTTGCAATTAGCAACAGCAGATGCAGCCCCATTCTTCAGGGATACACAAGGCCACTTCGATCCCATCATTTGATATGCACTCATGGCATCTACTTCGCCCTCGCATATTGTTATGTACTTACCCTTCTGAGTAAATACATTTTCTCCAAACAGCCCTGCTTTTGATAGCCCACCTTCAGACCAAAACTTTTTCTCTTTAACACCACGAATTTTATTACCTATGTGTTCACCATTTCTATCATAATATTTATAACAATGATGTGTAACTTCCCCTAAGTTTTTCTTAATCATGGTGCCATATAATTTAGCAGTAGCTACATTAATCTTTCTATTATCTATTTCACTATACTCACATTGCTTACTGGAATCGCTTGCTTTTCCTCCTACTTCAGAGGATATATTAATAATTTTCTTATTGGTCATATTCATGGTAACATTTTCCTTTGGTGGTTTATAAGTTTTACAGCTAAAACAATACGTATGTCCATCAGGATAAGTGTAGTTTGCATCTGAAGAATTACATTCAGAACATGGGCCGTGTTTTCCTGATCCCATTTCGTTTGGTCGCATTTAGTTTCTCCTTTTTAATTGAATATAAGGACATGCTTGATCTTAACATGTAACATAAGTTATCTCTTTCTTCAAGAGATTCTTTTGCTTCATGCTTGGTTTTAAACTTACCAATTATTTGATCTTTATATGAGACTACCCACATGATGAGGATTAAATCTCCCGGATCACAAGGGATGAGGGAGATTTAATCTTCATCAAAAGTCTCCTTCCACAGGTTGTTAACAAAGTCTTCTTTGTCTTTCATGATTTGATTAATTTCTATTTTGGCAAAGTGTTTTGCTTCTTTAATATTATATCCTTCTTCCTTGTATTCTTTAACAAGGTTCTTAAATAATAAAGCTCTATCTTTTTGCCAAAAGTTTTTAGTCAACTAAGTATCTCTACCTTCTTTAAGTTCAGCCCATAAATTATTTGGACTTACTTCTTTTTTTATTTCAGACAACTCTCTCTTTAATTGTTTAATTGTTTCTCCTTGACGTTTATTAAGTGTTCTCAATGTATTTATATTTTTATTTAATTGATTAACAATAATATTGTATTCTTTAATGCAGTCTGTCAATTAGAATATCTCCTTCTTCTGAACCTTCAGGCATCTCCATACCAAGATCTCCTAAAAATTTTACAGCTTCTCCTTTAGTATTAAATTTTATAGGAAATCCTTTAGCACTTGTTAGTATGTCGAACCTATCAAAAACTTCTATATCTTCATGAGCTTCGTTCATAATGTTTTGTACTATAATAAACATCAAACACTAACCAACCAATCATTTTTATCAGATTTTTCACGACATGATGGACACCTCATTGATGCCCATGAGAAGTTGTGTACTAATTCTAGCTCACTACATACAGGACAGATAATAATTTTACCTTTCTTACCAGCCCTTGTATAACGATCAACATTTTTAAATCCATCTTTATAAATGTTTAACTTTGACTTACCATTCACATTAATCTTTAGTGCATTAAATAACCATTCAAAAAAATCTTTTTTCATTTTTTAAATCTCCTTCTACGAACAAACTTACCCATGTCTCTCTCAGTAAAACATATTTCTTTTTCAATAGCTGTTCTTATTGCAATTAAACATTTTATTTTTTCAGAAAAATCCATTGCATTAAATTCTTTTTTCATAATCAATACAGGAATTTCATTTTCTTTAGACACTTCCATGACAACAGACATTACTTATCTCCTTGTTCTTCAAGACCATTGAGAAAACTATTTATATCAGATAGTTTAATATCAGTCAATTGATTTACTTTGATACCTGAAAAAGTTACTACTGATACTACATAATCTGCTAACATTTTAGGTATGTCTCCATAGGATTTAAAATTATAATGAGTCATAATAATTTCTCTTGCTTATCTTCAGCTACAGGTTCTTCATTAATCTTTAATATACATTTACCATCTTTGGCATATAAATATATTATATCATAATATTTACCATCTTGCAACTCAACATATAACATTTTATTTAGATCTGCAAGTCTATCTTTATTATAAGATATTAAAGCACTTATTACATTAGAAGAAGTGATTGACATACTAATTTCCTTTCGATAAATAAGATAGAAGGGAGGGGAATCGAACCCCTCATTACAGGCCATCACCACCTGCTATTCCTTAGTGATGCTTCCAGAATATAAACTCTCCAGACCTTCCAGTATTCATTAAGCTGCTTGTAACATTTTCCAATCGTCAGAGTCAAGCATTTTTCTTACAGCATCTTCACGATTAACTCTTTTGTTATGCTGTTTACTTTCTCTCTTGCCATCATCAACATGGGTTGACCATGCAGTTGCTGCTTGATATGCAGTCCACAAAGAACCTTTCATTTGTGTACCATACTTTTCGTATAGTCCTCGACCATGTACATGTTGATTTTCTTTATCAAAGATCTTCATAAGATTAGATAATACAATTTTATTACCTACATTCTTACGTTTAACATTATCCAATCGTTTGGCTAATGTATTGGTAAATAAAGATATAGCTTTATCTCTACTAAGCTCAGTATTATACCATCGTTTCATTTCACTTAGACCATCACCTGCTATATATTCAGATGCTGCTTTTATCTTTGCACCAAAAGAAACAGGACTGAAGTTCTTGGTATGTCTACCATATACATAAGCTAACTTATTACCATTAACTAAAGTATTGAAACAAAAAGCTCTGAACAAACCCATCATACCATTGTTCGCCCATGTTCTGTTATGACTTGTACGAAAGACAAACTGTGGTATAACTAAACCTTTACCATCTATGTTCTGTGCATGTGCTGGAAACTTGGCAATTAATTCCATTTTATTTCCACGATCATATACATTGGTTTGAAATTCTGCATCAGTAAGATCCAGACCAGCTAGGTTTAAAGCTTCTTCAATCTGATCTACAATCGTAAGATATTGTACAGGTTCATAGCTCTCGGTAACAACAGCCATTAATTCTTTTGTATCTTTACGTCGAAGACCCATACCAATATCAGGACTCATCTCTTCATTATAAAGTACATGTTCAGGAGTTTCATTTACAAACTCTAAAGGGAATTTCTCAACTTGAAAATTTAGTACATCACGATTAAACATCTTCTTCTCCTTTTGGACATTCTTGGTTAATAATTCTAACAGGTCTTTCATTACTATAAAAACAAGTTAACTTCATTTCTTCTCCTTGGTCAGTTATAATTGAAACATCTACCCAGTTACAGCCTTTCTCTGAGTACTGATCTTTTGTAAGAATAATATCTTTTACTTTGTGAAAGTTAAGATCCATATTAAATTCCTTATTTAGAGTTTATCAAACTAATTGTACACTTATTGTATTAGAATAGTCAAGCTTTACCTCACTTTCATTTTCATATTGATATGTTGGTTCATAGTATTCAAGCTCACCAGTGCCTTCACATTCACGACATTGATCTGGTATAGTTTTGTATCCGTAAAGTTTTCCAGCACCATTGCAATCCTCACATTCTTTTACAATAACCCAAGTCATTTATATGTGTCCCTTGTTACTGTTATTTTCCATTTCCATTCGCCTTTAATGGGTTCATCAGATGTAACTATCTGACATTGATTAAATTCTTTTACTCCTTTCAATCTTTTTAATATTATTTCACCAATAGTTAGTTGATCATCACGATCAAAGCCATCACTAAGTGTGATTTGTTTTACCATATTAATGCTCAACTTCTTTTCCTTTACATGTTTTAATAACCCACAATCCTTTGATATCATTAAGAAAACTCATGTCTTGATTGTTGTCAACCATACATTGTAGTGCTTCTTGTAATGTCATATCCCATCGGTCACTTATTAACCATTCGAGTTGATCCCAACCTTTAATTACTACAGTTCTATTACTCATATTAATCTCCCTTTGTTACTATTATTTTCCACGACAATTGAAATTTATCATGATTAAAATCTTCTATACCTTCTAATCTTTTTAATATTATTTCACCTATAGTTAATTGTTCATCATCGTTAAAACATTCTTGGATTAAATCTAGTCTTTCTAACATATTAATCTCCCTCTTCATACCTAGCTAATGCCATATCAGTTGCTGCATGTTCAGCTTCACCTTTGCTCATACCATTTCCTATTAATTCTTCATAAGCTTCCTCCCAAAAACGCATTAATCTTTCTTCATTCCACATACAAGACATATCATTTCCTTTCAAGATCTATATAATCCCCCATATCACAAGGGAGGTGGGGGATTATATAGATTGTTATTATTATATTAATTTCTTCTCCATTTTACATCACTCATACCAAGTGTCAACCTTGATGGTTCTTCTTCATTAAAAGATGAACCTATTATAGTACATAGTGATTTACTATATACTATTTCATAAGGTTCACCATAATCATCAAAGTATGATTCTAATATTACATCATTGAGTGCTTTCTGTTTAGCTGCCCAATTATATGTTAAGATCCAACTACCTTTATCTGTTAACATATTTAGAACTTTCTTTTACTACATAACAAAATTGTTTTTGACAACTTTGATTAGCCCATTGACGCATTACTTCCTGATACTTTGTAGAATTATCAAAGTCAGATAACATAAAGTCTTTAAACTCTTTATCATTAGCAGGAATATCTTTGGTCATATTAATTATTTTCATAGGTAACTCCGTAATAAAAAAAGAGAGTAAGTACCCGAAGGTACTCACTCTAGGTTGATCTAAGTATCGGGAGATTACTTAGATAATTTCATATGGAATATCACTTCCTGTATCCCCAATAGTATTGTTACGAGATGGAACATTACTATGTACATTCACAAGCTTATCCATATCTCTTACTGGAAAGTCACTAGGTAAGTTTCTAATACCATCAGTCACTATTGCTTCATGACCTACTATAATATCAGTACCTTTCACAGTATAAAACTTTACAATACCAAAGCCAGCTTCTTTTACTTTAGCGAAGTTAGCTTTCATAGCATTACGATCACCCGTATTAGGCATTTCTTTCCATTCAGGTTTCTTTGCCTTATGATCATAATATTTCCACACTTGACTACTCATAATATTTGTATACGAAAAAGACATAATATGTCTCCTATAATTGTACTGCTATCATCCCCTAGCAGCATGGGGGTGTGTGTGCCGAGCATCGCCCGACTCATTGGAGAAGGGGCGATGTAAGGCACAGGAAAGGGAAGCTCCAAAAACTCATCAGTAATGAGTGTGGTGTCTACTCCTCCATAGGTGGTGTAGTATTACAACAGATAATGCTATTAATATTAACCCAATTGTTAATTGTAACAGTCCAAATATATCATAGTATACTGTACCAATTGATGAGAATACTCCTGCTGTTGATAACAGGAATAATGTACCCATTATAAATGCTATTAAAGCTATTACAATTAATTCTAATTTCGTCATTATTCTACCCTTTCTTTAGCTGTTCCTAACATTTCATTAGCTAATTCCAATGCTCTATTCGGTGTGTAACAGTATTGATAAGCATCTTTCTGTTTAACATAATTCTTATACTCTACCACTCTCACTGGTATTTTAAACTCTTTGGCTATATTAATCATATGTTTACTACCTTTTGATATACCATCCCAGAATACTACACAACCATCAGCTTGTGCTGCCATAACAGTGTTACGTTTATACCCTGCTGATTTACCATACCTATCCCAATCAGCTTCTATTATCACTATGTCTAAAGATTTTCGTTTAGCATACTCTCTACCAAGAGTATCAGCACCTCTTGCACCACCAGATATAATACATACATCTGATTTATTAATTAAAAGCTTATCTAATTTATACTCTAACAGATTATAATCTACAAACTCACGACTACCAGCTACAATTACTTTGAATGACATGGCTCCATCCTTTCTTAAAAAATGCCAAGTTCACTTGTCTGAAGGCATTTTTTAAGGAAGAAAAAGAAAGAAAAGAAAGAAGAAGACAGGCTAGGTCGTATTAATTGTATAGTGGATAAAAGCGTCGAAAAAAAAAAGCAAGGGGGACGATGCAAGAACACCGTCCCCTGTTGCACTACCGTTGTATGGCAAATACCCTGCCAGAAGTATCAAACTCATGAGCCTTACCATGGAATGAAATACCACTCATGTTAGACGCTTTTAACTCAGTGAACCATCCAAGCATAGTGCCATTGGCCATGACGTGTTGCTCTTGAACACATAGGCCATACTGTCTACACAGCGTCCAACGGGCTGCTGCAATGCTCTTCTTTTCAACATTGTCGGTAATTTTATCTAAGCCAGCGTATAGCTCATACATTACCAAGGGCTTAACCTTGGCAGGTAAACCGAGTACTGACCTTGCAGCCTTAGCCTCTGCACTACGACCGTTGAAGAAGGGTACAATATGAGATGGAATAATAAAGATTCGCATAACAAACTCCAAGTTGGTTAAAGGAAGGAACCTCACTAAGAAGAAATGTGGCGAGGTCACGAGCCAACTGACACATTTCTTCGGAATCATCTTGTCTCATTACTTGACTCGTCACCAGATACGGTATATCATCATGTAGTGTAGGTTACAAGTATGGTCTAATAATGTTCAATTACTCAGTACTTTCAATAGCTTAGATAAAATGTGTATATACTAGAACAACTCTTTCCTCCACCTTATAAAGAATAAGCTGGATGAAAATGTTCTAGTATATACTCGTTACTTGCTAATTTTTTCCGTAGGGAACCCATCGGGAGGACTTCGAAGGAACTGAGAAGGTCCGATGGGTACCCGGAGGAAAAAATACGCTTCTCTAGTATATATATAAACCACCACTGTCAAATATTCTCAAAAAATCAAGGGTTTATCCTCAAAAAAACCAATCGGCTATCATTAAAGTTACTTTAAAGTTACTTTAATTATATTTATTTTATTTTTTTATTTGCATAATAGAGTTTTATAGTGTATAATAGTAACTATGGAGATTATAGAGAATACTAATGAGTATCTACAACCATTTATTAACTTAAAAGGATTGTTAGAAACAAAAATAAACCAAGAAGCTAATACTGACTTCATTACATTTGTCAGAATGATGGCTCCTATGTTAGTTTCTGATTGGAAAATGGGTCGTCATATTGAACTCATCTCCAATAAACTAAAAGATCTGGAATCTGGTAAGATAAAACGGCTGATGGTCTTTCTTCCACCACGATCATCAAAGTCTGTTATCTGTTCTAAACTCTTTCCTGCATGGTATATTGGTAGGAATCCTGAACATGAGATACTAACTGTCTCCCATAGTGATCAATTATCCTCTGATTTTGGTCGATCTGTACGAGATGTGGTCAATACAGAGGAATTTCAGAAGATATTCAGGGGTGTCTCTCTCAGAAGTGACGTAAGGGCTGCAGGTAAGTGGAAGACAAACCAGAATGGGACGTACTATGCTGCTGGTGTACGCTCTCAAATAGCTGGTAGGGGCGCACATATTGCTATATTGGACGATGTGATGTCTGAAGAAGACGCAATCAGTGCATCAGGTAGGAGATATATTAAGGAATGGTATCCTGCTGGTCTTAGAACTCGTATCATGCCCAATGGTGCTATTGTTATTATCAATACACGCTATCATTTTGATGATCTCTGTGGTTGGTTGCTAAAACAACAGGAGAATATGGGAGAGTTTGAAACAATCCCATGGGAAGTAATTAGAATACCTGCATGGCTGGACGAAGAAGCATCGCAATTGCTAAACCTCCCTGTAGGATCTAGTTACTTTCCCGAATGGAAGAGTGATGATATCCTGAAAATGGACGAAAGTGAAATAAAAGCCAGTAATGGTAGCCGATACTGGAATGCTCTCTACATGCAAGACCCCACACCAGAAGAAGGTGGTATTATAAAGAAAAGATGGCTTAAACATTGGGATTATGAAGAGCCTCCTACCTGTGATTTTATAATACAGACCTATGATACTGCTTTTTCTACCAAGACTACGGCTGATTACAGTGTTATACAAACATGGGGTATATTCTGCATGTATGATCAGGATGAAAGTGGCGTAGAGGACTTTACCCCCAACTTAATCTTATTGGGAAATATCAGAGGTAGGTTTGAATATCCAGAACTAAGGAAACTTGCACAGAAACTCTACAATGAACACAGACCAGACGTGTGTATGGTGGAGAAGAAGGCCAGTGGACAGTCTCTAATACAGGATATGAGAAGGGGTGGTCTGCCTGTACTGGAATATAATCCAGATAGAGATAAGGTATCCAGAGTATATGCAGCTTCACCCATCATAGAAGCTGGTAGAATGTGGATACCAAGTAATAAAAAATGGTCAGATGAACTGATTGAAGAATTACTAAGGTTTCCCAATGCAGCACACGATGACCAAGTAGATGCTATGACAATGGCTATACATTATATGAAAGAATCTTGGCACCTGACACACCCTGATGATCCACACTATGATGAAGAAGTAACAGAGAAGAAAAAAACTTATTGGACCTTCTGATTTGCATTTAGAGTAAAAGTATGATATAATAGTGTAAGTAATTTTTTTTTTAGGGGAATGCTGGTGGCTACAGATATATATGATGTATTGGCTGGACAAACAGCTTTAGATGTCTTTCACCAAGATCTTTACCCTTCTGGTGATTCTGAAACCAGAGGAGGAATGTATAGTCGTGCCAAAGGATATGGTGGTCTAGCACAGCTTGCCAATGCCTATTTGCAAATGGCAGGATTACCCCCTACACAGGAAAACTATAATATGGCATTTAAAGCTTTAGGGGCTGGTGCTGCTATACCTGTAACACAGGAAGTTCCTGAAGGCAAGAGTGTTATGACAGCTTATTTTGACAGGCTACTTGGTCGTACACCAAAAGAAGAAGAAAAGAAAGAAACATTAAAAGAAATAATGTTGGAAGATGAAAGTAGTGAACCTGATTTTGATACTACAGGATATCCTTATGATCCGACTGATTGGAGAGATATAACAAGAGAATCACAGAATTTATATACTGCTTATGGTCCTATGGATTTTTTCGGTAAAGCCCTTGGTATACCCGGAGGATTTGGAGCAAGCTCTGAAGAAAATAAAGAAAGAGAAAAAAAAGCAAGAGAAGTTGAAGAACTAATGTATACCAAAGAAGTAGTAGATGCTTATGAAAAAGCACAAAAAGAAAAGGGTACAACTTTCTCTCCTACAGGTATGCTAGAAAAAGTAGGTGAATTTCTAACAGGAATGGCAGATCCTGCTAGAAATTTATATAATGAAGAAAGACAAGCTGCTTTAACAGATGCTTTTGGAAAAGCTATTGGATTTGATGATAAAGCTTATGAAGGATTTACTGCTGCAGATATTGCCAGAGAAGGTGAAATAGATTTAGAAACAAGTGCAGCAGAAGCTCAATTAAATAAAGAACAAGCTGCAGCAAGAGCAGGAGTTCCTGTTGATGTTTATGATCAATTAATGTCACAAAGACAATTTGATGGTGTTGGTAGTGCAGCAGATCTTGATAGAGATATGGAATATGAAAGCTTTGGTGATTGGATACAAGCACTTGCAAATTCTGCAATAACAGGTCAATATGGTAGTTCAAGAAGAGATGTAGCACAAGCTGCTATAGATGCAGAAAAAGCAAGGGCTGCTGATAGAGGAGATGAAGCTAGAGATACTAGTAAAAATAAAGCGAGTAGATCTGAACAAGCTACTAAAGATCCTTCTGGAATAGCTGCTAGAGAAGCAGAAGATAAAGTTAGTGGTGGTGATAGTGATGTTAGTCAAGATACAACCGAAAAAGATACTGAAGAAGTTGATCTCGGTGGTGGGTATACAGATTCAGATGATTAAGGGGAATAAATTATGAAACCAATGTATGAAATATTCTATAGAGCTTTAGGGGGTAAAGTTCAAAGTAAAGATGGATTGTCTAATCTAGTTCAACGGCAAACTGGTGGTGCTGCTGCTCCAAATTTTCTTACTATGCAATCACCCGGTCAACTACCTTTACCTTATCCTTTTCCTCCAAGACCAGAGCCTAAACCTATAATGCCACCCCCACCTCCACCAGAGCCTCCTAAACCCACATATGATCCTGTGCGTGAAGCAGAAGCAGAAAGACGTGCTAGAGAATTACAGGCAATAAAAATAGGTAAGCTAGATGAAGCTCCTCAAACAAGAGCAGAGCGTGAAGCACTACAAGCTAGTGGTGGTTTTTACAGAGATGAAGAAGGGGCAGTCAGAGATGCAATGGGTAATATACAAGAAGATTTTGGATTTGATTATGTAGCTCCTCCAGAACCCGGTAGACCTGATCCAGTTAATACACCAGATACACCTGCTCCTGTACCAGAGCCTGAACCTTTTAAACTTGATACAACACCTTTACCACCGGGATTAGTACGTAATCCAGAAACAAATGAAATAACTGTAGACCCCGAAGGAGCTAAAAAATTCAGAGGAGGTTCTGGTTGGGAATATGAAGATTCTTGGGAAGACTTACAAATGGATAGTCCTTGGCGTGATTTTGATGAACAAAGATATTTAGCAGATGCTTATGGTGAAGCTTATGAAATTACTGGTCTTGGTAGAGGTGATTTAGGAGGAGGTTGGAGAATTGAAAGAACTGATCCTAGTCCTATCTGGAATCCAGCAAACTCTCCTAGTGGATATAACTATGCTTTAAAAGGTCCAGAGAAAACATTCTTACCTAAACCTGTGACATTACCTGATATGCCAAATAATCCAATTTATCAACCTATGGTACCTATGATGGGACAACAACTACAGCCTACAGGTCTACAAGGTTTAAATCAAAATATGCAGGGATTTGGTATGCAAAGTCCTAGACCCTTTGGACAAAAGGTATATTAGAAATGGCAACAGAACGTAATCCTTTTGATATGATTGCTGAAGCAGAGACTAATGTTATTGCAATGGTTCCTGAAGAACAGTCCAATATTTCTATTGAAGTTGATCCTTCTGATGGTGGTGTTATTGTAGACTTTTCTTCAGAAGAAGCAATGATGGAACCTTCAGAAGAAATCAGTGAATGGTATGGTGATCTTTGTGATAAATTAGAACCTGAAATTTTACAGGAAATATCTTCAGATGTTATAGAAAATTATAATGCAGATAAAGATAGCAGGGCTGAATGGGAGTCTATGTTTGAAAGAGGCTTTGACCTTCTTGGTCTAAAGCTGGAAGAAGGCTCAGAACCATTTCAAGGAGCATGTACGGCTGTACATCCACTTCTGATTGAGTCGGCTGTTAAGTTTCAATCCAAAGCTGCTGGTGAATTGTTTCCTTCTTCTGGTCCTGTAAAAGCACAGATACTTGGTGCTGCAACACCTGAAAAGGAAATGCAAGCCAACAGGGTTCAAAACTTTATGAACTATCAGCTTACAGAACAGATGCCAGAGTACTTTGATGAATTTGAAAGAATGCTTTTTCATCTTCCCCTCATAGGTTCAGCATTTAAAAAGATTTATTATAGTTCAACATTGAAGCGACCTGTATCAGAATTTATACCAATAGACCAGTTCTATGTGTCTTACTATGCAACTGATCTTAGGAATGCAGATCGCTATACACATGTAATACATAAAAGTCCAGTAGATATGAAACTGGATATGATGGCTGGTGTCTATAAAGATATTGATCTTCCAGCACCGTCACAGCTTTCAGCAAGTGGCTTTGCAAGTAAGATTGATAATATTCTTGGACTTACACCTTCATATGATTCTGATCCACAGTATGTAATACTGGAACAACATTGTTATATGGATATTGAAGAAGAAGGTATACCATCTCCATATATTGTGACTGTAGAAGAACAGTCAAGAGAAGTTTTAAGTATTCGTAGAAACTATAAGCAGGACGATCCAAACAGAGAAAAACGAAATCATTTCGTTCATTACAGGTTTGTACCGGGCTTTGGATTCTACGGATTGGGCCTGATCCACTTTCTCGGTAATCTCACCATGTCGGCAACTGCTGCGATGCGCTCCCTAATTGACGCTGGACAGTTCGCCAATTTACCGGGAGGATTCAAGGCAAAGGGAGTACGGATGGTTGGAGACAACGATCCAATCGCCCCCGGCGAGTTCAAGGAGGTCGAAGCAACTGGTATTGATTTATCTAGGGCTATAGTTCCCCTGCCCTATAAAGAGCCTTCCTCAACGCTCTTCCAGATGCTTGGGTTTGTGACTGCTGCTGGTCAGAAGTTTGCAGATAGTACTGAGCAAGTTATCTCGGATGCTGCCTCCTATGGACCCGTGGGTACGACAATGGCATTGCTAGAAGCTTCTAGTAAGTTTTTCTCTGCAATCCATAAGAGATTACATAAATCACAGAAAGATGAATTTAGAATACTGGCACAGATAGATCATGATTATCTTCCTAATAAATATCCTTATGAAGTACCGTTTGAAGATAGAAGTATATTTAAAGCTGATTTCGATGGACGAGTGGATATTATACCTGTATCTGATCCTAATATTCCTTCTAATGCCCATCGTATGATGTTGGCAAACATGGCTTTGCAAATGGCACAGCAATCCCCACCGGGAATGTTTAACATTGAAGAACTCAATAGGACTATTCTCAATGCAGCCAACATGCCTAATATAGAACAGATATTACCACCCAAGATTGAGCCACAACCCCTTGATCCTGTATCTGATATCATGGCAGTAACCAAAGGCTTACCTATTGCAGCTTTTCCGGGTCAGAATCATGATGCCCATATACAGGTAAAGATGGCTTATCTTCAAGATCCTGCTAATGGGGCTAATCCTATTATGGCTAGAATTAAACCTGTACTTGAATCCAATATACAAGAACATTCTGTAATGAAGTATCAAGAACAAATGAATGGTGTTACAGAACAGATGATGCAACAGGCACCTCCAGAACAGGCACAAAATCCACAAGCTATTGAAATGGCAATGGGACAGGCTGCACAACAAGTTATGCAAGCCAATCAACAACCACAACAACCAACACCAGAACAACAGCTTGTCATGCTTGAGCAAGAGAAGGTTAAACTACAGCAACAGAAACTGCAATCAGATACGGCTGTTAATGCTGCTGAACTTGAACTCAAGGAAAAAGAAATTGAACTCAAAGAAAATGAACAAATAATTAATATGCTTGAGTCTGGTGCTACTGATAACTTTAAACGTGAAAAAGCTGAAGCAGATAGAGAAGCTAAAAAAGAATTGACAGCAATGGATCAGCTTGCTAAAATAAAACTTGAAGAAATGAAAGATGATAAAGATATAGAAAAGACAAAATTAAATACATTAGCAAATTTATCAGCAGAAGAAATGAAAGATAAAAAAGATAGAGAAAATACAGAGCTTAATATTTTATCAAAACTAGCAGTTGAAGAACTTAAAAAGGAGAAAAAAGATGATGACTAAAGGTAAAGGATATCCTGATCATGTGAAGGATACTTCCAAGACTTATGGAGATCCATTTAAAAAAGATGTTTGGGGTGGTCGTAGTATGCGAAGCGCACTCAATGAATGGGATGGATTTTCGTATGAAATGCCAAAACCCACTAAAGGTAAAGAGAAATAACTTTTAATGGAAATTTGGGATGAAGTAGTCCAAGAGTTTAATTTTGAAATTGAAAGATTAAGAACATCTCTAGGACAAGGTGCAGCAGAAGACTATGCCCACTATAGACAAATTGTAGGTTCTATATCTAGTTTAGAGTGGGGTAGGGAAAATTTAACTGAAATTATCAAGAAAAGGATGTATAACGAGGATTAAATGAGACAGGTGCAGATGGGTAATGCGTTAAAAAACGATGAGTGGATTGACGCAGAAGAGAAAGATATTGAAAGTTTACCACAATTACCGGGCTTTCATGTATTAATAAAACCAGTATCAGTAAAGAGTAAAACAAAAGGAGGTATATTTATACCAGATTCTACTAAAGATGACATTAGTTATCTAACAACAGTAGGTGAGGTAATTGGATTAGGAGAGTTAGCCTATAAAGATGTAGATAAATTTCCTAATGGTGCTTGGTGTAATGTAGGAGATTTTGTATGTTATGGTAAACATGCTGGTACAAAACTTTTTTATCAAGGTGTTAGACTAATATTACTTTTTGATGATCAAATAATTATGAGAATAGATGATCCTAAAGATCTTGATCCAACATTTAATTTAGGAAAAGGATCAGGATGACTTGCATTACAGTAAAAAGTATGATATAATAGTGTAGCAATTAATTTATACGTAAGGCGTTTGTCTCGTAAACAACGGAGAATATAATGGCAGAAGAAGACAATTGGGGTACGGTAGAAATACCTAATACTCAGAATGAAGATAAAGTTGAATATGAAATTGAAGAGGAAAAAGCTTCTGAACAAGTAGTTCAAGAAGAAGAACCAAAACCAGAGGTTAAAGAAGAAGAACCTAAAGAACTTGAAGGAATTGAAACTTCTGGAGCGCAGAAAAGAATTAGACAGCTTGTTCGACAACGAAAAGAAAGAGAAGAACAGTTAGCTGCTGTAATGCAGCAAAATGAGGAATTAACTCAAAAGCTTCAAAGTAAAGAAAGTGAAGTTCAAAATATTAGTAAAAGAACACTTGATCTTTCTGAAAAACAATTAACAGATAAATTAAAATTAGCTGAATCAGTTTATCTTGAAGCATTTGAAGAAGGGGATAATAAAAAAGTACTTGATGCTCAGAAAATGCTTAATGAAGCACAAGTAGATTTAAAAGCAGTTAATAGTGCTAAAGCAAATTATGAAAGGCAAGCTCAGAGAAAACCAGTTGAAACACAACCACAACCACAATCACAACAAGCAGCCTCTCCTGTAACAGATCCCAAGGCAGAAGAGTGGGCTTCCAATAATGATTGGTTTGGTAAAGATAATGTTATGACTGCTGCTGCTCTTGCTATAGATGCAGAATTAAAAGAAGAAGGTTTTAGTCCAAACGATAATGAATTTTATCAAGAAATTGACAATAGAGTTAAAGCAGCTTTTCCACACAAGTTTGGAGAAGTTCAAGAACGTATGCAGGAAACTACGTCAAGTCCTGCTCAAGTGGTGTCGGGGAGTACTCGCTCCTCTCCGAGTTCTAAAAACAAAGTTAAGCTCACGCAAGAAGATATGAGATTAGCTCAAAAATGGAATATACCCCTTGAAACGTATGCAGCCGAAAAGCTTAAAGTAACAAAAGCTGACGGCGAGTATACAGATATTTAATAGTAGCGTGGGAGAACATAATGAATACAACACGAAATGAAACACGTAGTGACAGTTTGAGAGAACAGAATACAAGAGAAGAAGATTGGA